CGAAGTGACCAAACGATTTGCAGTACCAAAGGTAATAACAATAGGCAAAACCAAAATCAAAGTAGAGCTATACGATAGTGTGTTTGTCGGTAGGGATGAGTGCCGAGGCGCATATAACTACAGTAACCATACTATATCCATTGCTAAGCAAGCGGCATCGCGGCAACATAATACTTTGTGGCATGAGATTGTTCATGCTATTTTGTACGATATGGGTGAGTCCAAACTGAACAACAAAGAAACATTTGTTAGTGGGTTTGCCGACCGCCTTGAACAAGCTATACGAACAGCGAAATTCTAATGACTACAATTAAGTGGAGCCATTCAGGGCTTAAAGATTACGAAGGTTGTGCTAGGCGGTTTCATGAAGTCAAGGTACTTAAAAACTACCCCTTCACGGATACTGTTCACACTATCTACGGTAAACAAGTGCATGAAGCGGCAGAAGTTTACGTTAAGGATGGCACACCCCTGCCCCCCGAGTATGACTACATGAAGCCAGTACTGGATAGCCTACTTAAAAAAGAAGGACGCAAGTTAGCTGAGTATGAGATGGGGTTGAGGGTTGACCTTTCCCCATGCGGTTTTAAAGATGACGACGTCTGGGTACGTGGTATTGCCGATTTACTTATTATTGATGACGATGGGCTAAAGGCTTGGGTCATTGACTATAAGACAGGCAACGACAAGTACCCTGATCGAGATCAGCTAATCTTAATGTCTTTGATGGTGTTTGCTCACTTTCCCCACATACGGCAAGTTAACTCAGCCCTGCTATTTGTAGTTAAAGGTAGCGCGGTTAAGCATAAAATGCTGTTAGAAGATGCCCCTTACCATTGGAATAAGTATAGGGAACGGGTTGCCAAGCTCGCCTCTAGCCACGACAATGACATATGGAATCCAAATAGCACCCCACTGTGTGGGTGGTGTCCTGTAAAAAGCTGTGAGTTTCACCGCAAACGTTATTAAGAAAGAACAAAATGGTTTATAAAAGAGATTACAAAGCCGAGTATGCAAACTACGACGGCACAGAAGTTGTAAAAAAGAAACGCGCCCAACGCAATAAAGCTAGACGTATGCTTGAGCGTGAAGGTGTAGTAAGTAAAGGCGACGGTAAAGACGTAGACCACACCAAGCCATTAAGTAAAGGCGGTAAGACGGTACGAAGCAATCTTAAAGCTAAGAGTGCTAGTGCTAATAGAAGTTTCCCAAGGAAGGCAGATGGCTCAATCAAATAAGGAGGAATGATGCCAAACGAAGAAGTAGTACAGATACCACACTATGATGACTATAATACGTACTATAGTGATGACACAGTATTAAAAGGTATTGGAGATGTAAACAGTACAGCAAAAGGATCAGGCGCTAGGTTCAATGGCGGTAAAGCTGACCTTAGTTTGATCCCGCTAGCTACATTGGAAGATGAGGCTAGAGTTTGGATGTATGGTAAAGAGAAGTATGCGGCTTGGAACTGGGCTAAAGGAATGCCTTGGTCTGTGCCCTTAGCTTGTGCGTTGCGTCACATAGCTGCGTTTCAAGCTGGTGAGAATATTGATGCTGAGTCAGGTCAACCACACCTAGCCCACGCTATGTGTAATCTAAGAATGCTTACGTTGTATAGCAAGACGTACTTAGAGGGTGACGATAGGCCACCAAAAGAACTTATGCCATGAGGCAAACAAAACTAGGGAGTTTTTATGAAGCGTGCATCAACGTATTTATTGGCTTTGGTATTAACTACTGTGCTAATTTACTTATTCTGCCTTTGTTTGGATTCCATATCACACTTAGCGAGAACTTTTTCATGGGGCTACTGTATACGGTTATTAGTGTTATCCGTAGTTATGTGGTTAGGCGTTGGTTTGATGGGAAAATACATGCTACGGCATTAAGAATGGCAAAGGAAAAAGAATGAGAGATGGCGGCAAAGGCGATTCACCTCGCCCATTAGGTGTAGAACTAGAACAGTTTGATAAAAACTTTGAAGCAATCTTTGGAAAAAAGCAACCAAAGACTTTAAACGATTACATAAAACAAAAAGAAGAGAGAAACGAAGATGCAAATAATAGAGAACAAAGCTCTAGTATTTAGAACGCGTGACCCCGATAAGTACAGTATTATTCCGCGCAGTAAAATAGTTGGTGAGAATGGTGGTGTATATGAGATGGCAGTATTTTGGGGTCTAGAGGAAGTAAGGGTATTAAGAAACTTAGGTGTTAAAGATTTAGTCTCGCCCATAACGGCTCGGTATGATTGGCCCGGCAGGCATAGACCTTTTGCGCATCAAGTTGAAACATCATCCTTCTTAACACTTAATCCAAGAGCATTTGTATTTAACGACCCAGGAACCGGTAAGACACTTAGTGCTTTATGGGCGGCAGATTACTTGATGCGGCTAAAGAAAGTCAGACGTTGTTTAATTCTATGCCCTTTGTCAATCATGCACGACGCTTGGATGAGCGGTATATCTAACAGCATAATCCATAGGTCTGCAATTGCGGCGCACCATGCTCAGGCTAGTCGGCGTATTGAGATGGTTCAAGGTGACTATGAGTTCGTTATTGTTAACTACGATGGACTTAACTTAATTGCCGAGGAAGTCGCACGCGATGGGCGGTTTGATTTAATCATAGTAGATGAAGCTAACGCATATAAAAACTCATCGACAAAACGATGGAAGTCCCTTAATAGAATTTTGCGACCTGATTCATTGCTGTGGATGATGACAGGAACCCCTTCTGCGCAGTCGCCTGTGGATGCGTATGGTCTAGCTAAGTTAGTGAACCCGACTGGTGTACCCAAGTTTGCTACTGCGTGGCGCGATAAGGTTATGAAGAAGCTTACCCAATTCAAATGGGTTCCGAAGAGCGGAGCAGCTGAGGCAGTATTTGCTGCGCTGCAACCTGCGATTAGGTTTACCAAAGAAGAGTGTACAGACCTACCACCAGTACTAACTGAGACGCGGGAGATACCACTAACCCCACAGCAAGTCAAGTACTATAAGCTCCTCAAAGAACGCATGGTTATGCAGGCTTCGGGTGAAACTATTACGGCAGTTAACGCCGCGGCGGGTGTATCCAAGCTACTACAGATTTCTGCTGGCGCGGCTTATACCGACACCCATGAGGTTGTGGAGTTTGACTGCGCTCCTCGCTTGAATGTTTTGCTAGAAGTGTTGGAAGAAACCAACAGAAAGGTGATTGTGTTTGCACCCTTTAGGCATAGCATTGAAACCATCCACGAGTACCTTCTTAAGCATAACGTAGCGGCAGAGGTGATTCATGGTGACGTATCAGTTAATAAGCGTACCGATATATTTAAACGGTTCCAAACAGAACCTAACCCGCGTATACTGGTAGTTCAGCCCCAGTCAGCCTCTCATGGGGTAACGCTTACAGCCGCGGATACAGTAGTATTTTATGGCCCCGTTATGTCTGTAGAAACCTATCTACAGTGTATCGCCCGAGCAGATCGTATTGGACAGACAGGTACGAATGTTACTGTGATACACTTACAAGGTAGCGACATAGAAAAGCGGATGTTTGCGCAGTTAGAAAAGCGCGTTGAGGGGCACGACATTCTGCTCAATCTGTACAAGGAGGAGATTGGCAAAATTTAAAACCCGTTATTGGGTTGTATAGCTGTCTGTATTGATGTATAATTATTGACAAAGGAGGAAGTATGTCAGACGAAGTAGAACAAATTCCGTTAGAAAAACTAACACGTATATATCGTAAGATATACCTCAAAGCACAGGAAGTGCAGAGGCAACTAGATCGACTTGATGAACAGAAAAAAGAAATCAAGCTGGCTATGAAAGATCAACTTCGAGAACTGGGTGTAAGTTCAGTCAAGACTGAAGGCGGTAATATTTCAACGTCTACCAAAACAAGGTACTACACCGACGACTGGGAATCATTTAAAGCGTTTATGGTAGAACACGACGCTTTAGACCTTGTCGAACAGCGCATTGCGCAAACAAACTTGAAGTTATTTTTGGAGGAAAATCCTGGCGTTGTTCCAATGGGTTTAAACTCTATGGCCGAAGTAACAGTAACAGTAACAAAACCAACCAAATAAGGAGAAGTACATGAGCAACACTCAATTAACACCAGAACAACAAGCAGTAGAAAATGCCGCACGTAACATCATGCTTGAACTTGACCTACGCAGAATGGCTTTAGACACAGCCGCTAAGTGTATGTATGAAGGCAGTGCCTATGAAGTTACCGAAGTAGCCGAAGCATTTTTAGAATTTTTACAAACAGGCGCGGCAGTCGCCAAGCCAACTAGTACAGGAGCAGTAACAAATGAGTAAAGAACTCACAGCATTTAACCCCTCGAAACTACCAGCATTTGCTAAGACGATAGAAATTTCCGATTTAGCGCGAAGCCTATCAGGTGGTGGTGGTAGTAGTTTCGGTAAGCGCATCTCCGTTAAAGGTGGTGTATTTCGTTTAATGTCGGGTAGTGATGAGGTAGCAGCTATAGAAGATCGCCACCTTGATGTGGTGATTGTTCAAGCCGCCCCAAAGATCAGCCGCACGTATTACGCTGGTAGCTACGAAGAAGGAGCATCCAAGGCCCCCGATTGCTGGTCTGCCGACGGTGAAAAGCCTGATGCATCCGCTAAAGAAGCACAAGCTAGCAACTGTGCGTCATGCCCACAGAACGTTAAAGGCTCAGGCCAAGGTGATTCACGCGCATGCCGTTTCAGTCAGCGTCTAGCAGTTGTAGTAGCTGACGATATCGCTGGGGACATTATGCAGTTGACCCTATCGGCCACATCAATCTTCGGTAAAGAAGAAGGCGACAAGCGCCCATTACAAGCGTATGCAAGATTCTTAGCCGCGCAGAGCATTAGCCCTGAGACTGTTGTTACTCGGTTGCGTTTCGATACTAAAGCCGCAGTACCTAAGTTGTTCTTCCAGCCTATGCGTTGGTTGTCTGAGGACGAGTATGAGATCGTCAAGGAAAAGAGCGAGTCTAAGGAAGCTAAACAGGCGGTTACAATGTCTGTCTCCCAAAGTGCAGGTACGAAAAAAGCAGCCCCAGCATTAGCTGCACCTAAAGAAGAAGAGGAGTCCTTTGACGAGCCTGAGAAGCGTAAGCCTACAGTTAAACCTTCTGCTGTTCCGAAGAAAAAGACTGGTGACTTAGCTTCTGTTGTTGATGAGTGGGATACTGACGACGAGTAAAAGTTTACGGGGAGGCTGACACTATTCAGCTCTATGGCTCTTAGAGATTTCAGACTAAAAAGACTGTCTCCCCACCTATTTAAAATAATGAAAGAAAATAAAATGACAACAAAACAACGAATGATTTCACAACGCCCAGTAGATGCATTTGATGATGTGGCTGTAAGTAACGAATACCGTCGTCAGGCACTTATCAAAGAGTTTATGCTTGCATTGGCTCCTGTTGTGTACTCTGAATTTTTAAACAAAGAAGAAGCGTTTCTCGACCCAGATTTGATCTACGATAACGCAGAGTATCTTGCAGAAGGCTTTCTGACAAACTCAAATCATGCAATTGAATCTTTAAACAAAGAAGAAGCGTTTCTCGACCCAGATTTGATCTACGATAACGCAGAGTATCTTGCAGAAGGCTTTCTGACAAACTCAAATCATGCAATTGAATCTTTAAAAAAAGAAATTACAAATGGCGTACTCTGACACGATTAAACAGTCCACCGCTAAGGCGGAGAAGACTCTAGGCAATCAGTTAGGTCGATGGGCTATTAAATTAAATTTACCTGTGATTCAGATTTCGCAGTACACAGGCGCAACAAGACAGACGGTTTATAACTGGTTCGCTGGAACCGAAGTTACTCCATCGTACAGAACGAGCGTGACCAATCTGTTACGCATATTACAAACAAGCAGTACTGTTGAAGAGGCAATGAAAAAATGCAAGCAGAACAAATAAAAGAATCGGCAATATCGCCAGCTGCCTTAACCGACAAAGAACTAATTAGCTTTGCAGAACGCTACCTTGATACTGGCATGCCGTTAAGTTTTCAGAAGGAAATAGTAAAAAGATTCGATAGACGTATTAACGGTTAACCCAAGGAGCATTATATGAAGTCGCAGGAATTCCTAGCGACTGTGCTTCCGTCTTCGGGTAAATATTGCGCCTGCGAACTTAGCACAGCTAAAAAAGAACATGTCTTTGTTGACACGATTGATGAACTGTATAGCAACGCTACACACTTTAGTGGAGAAGGTTTAAACGCTTTCTACGCCTTAGCATCATTCAACACAAGTGGCAAGCGATTAGCCACAAACGCATTAAAAATAAAATCTTTATTCTTGGATATTGATTGTGGTGAAGGAAAGGATTATCCTAATAAGCAGGCAGCAGCAGCAGCATTGGGTAGCTTTTTGTCTTCAACTTCGTTAGACCAGTTGGGCACCCCATACGTCGTATCTAGTGGTGGCGGATTGCACGTATACTGGCCGTTTTTTGACGAAGTAGATATATCCGCATGGAAACCAGTAGCAGAAAATCTCAAGCGCCTTTGTAAGAAAGAAGGCCTGCGGATTGACGCCATGGTTACTGGCGATGCAGCTCGAGTACTACGTGTACCTGATACACAAAACTATAAGCAGGAAAAGCCGCGGTCTGTTGCCATCAAGGTGGTCGGGGTAACGTTTGACTTTACACAACTGTCTACGGTCATCA